AACAAACCATGAACGAAACAGCACGCGCATACATCTACCGTATACTCATCGCCGCCGGAACCATCGCAATCGGTTACGGTCTGATTACTGCCGACCAGATTGCACTCTGGCTCGGCCTCGCCACCGCCATCCTCAACATCATGCCGGCAGCCAACACGAAGATTACCAGCGGCGATGTCAAGTGACGGAGTAGTCGTCACACTCGACCGCATCTATGAAAAACTCATTGACCTCGAGGTGCGTCTCGGCGATCACCCGAAACAACTCGACGACCACGAACAACGACTCCGCAACCTCGAGATGAAGGTTTGGGGATTCGCCGGCATAAGCGGCATCGCCGCCACACTCATATCCATCATCATTACAAAGGCAGGATAATTCATGGTAAATGTCGACTATATGCGACCATGTAAAACTAAAGACATCAACGACAACTATGCTCAGCACGTCGCTCGAGGATCGTTCTCCCCTGGACTGGACTATAACTGCTCTGTTGGGGATGACGTATATGCGACCGCTAATGGGATTGTTGCATCAGCAACCGATAACCTCAAGAGCTCCGCTGGTATGGCTATCCTGATTCATCACCGCGACGGAAGCCTAAGCCACTACTTCCATCTGTCAAAGATTCTGGTCAACAACGCGCAGCGCGTAAAGATGGGCGATCTAATTGGCAAAAGCGGAAACACTGGGACGGCCACCACTGGGCCACATCTTCACTTTGCTATCAAAGACCGGTCGGGCAGGTTTATCGACCCTGAAAAACTCCTGGCTAAAGAAGCAATTGAAGCAAAAAAGGCAAAGGCTAAAACTAAAATTATTGTCTCGGATGAAGCCGATTCTGCTATCGAGTCTCCCGAGACGATAGCCGGATAGGGTCTTCCTTCCTTCTACCTATCCGGCGGGGACCAGTGTGATTAGGGCGCACTGGTCCCCATCTCATGCTATGGTGTGAGCACCTACTAGCAGAGGAGCATCATGCCTAAACAACAAGCACTCAGACTCGGTACGACAGTTATGGTCGTATCTAGTGTTATTACCCTATTTACGACCTGGGGCCTTATTCCCGCATTTATTGGATGGACGCTGCTGATCTATGCAATTAGCGAATGAACGCTGGCCCGCAGCGAGCGAGATCATGGACGAAACCTATGGACGTCTACTCGACGTATGCAAAGAGCTCGAGATTCTTCGTGCAGAAAAAGCAATCGCCGCCTGGACTGACAAGCGCGATTTTCTTGACGATCTAAGGTTCAATCTTGGTATGCCTATGGACCGAGTTTCGCGTCGTAGGTGTGTGAAACGATTTACCCTAACAATGCTAAGAATGGGAGAACGAATTTATGAACGACAAGAGGATGATAGCCCGCTCTGGGACTGAAGAATGGTACAAGGCTCGAGAGTACGGTGTAAGTGCCACAACGGTCGCTAAGGCGGCCGCAGGGCCTGGTGGGTATAGCTCTGAGCTTGAGCGAGCTCTACATCCCGAAGCGAACGTCATTGAAGACAACGACTATATGCGATTCGGCCGCGAGTACGAAGAATGGATCGTCAACGGTCTGCCTTACGAGTACCGTATCAAACCGAACGATTGGCTAATCGCAGCTGCGGAACAAGAACGACACCTGGCAACACCGGATGGACTAAACGAAGACTGGAGCATTATTGCAGAAGTCAAGACAACTGGTAAGGACTGGGATAAAGGACTCGAGCGCGGCGTCATACCAGCCGACATCCCTATTCAGTACCGGCGTCAAGTTCAATGGCAGATGTACGTTACCGGAGCACAGCGATGCGTATTTGGTTGGCTACTCCGCACCACATCCGAATCCACTGGCAAATTTGTTCCGGCCTGGATGGAACCCAAACACATGATTATTGAACGCGACGAAGACATGATACGCGACCTAATCGAAGTGGCCCATAGATTCGTGACAGACTTCAATAACTACAAAGAGATCGAGCTTATGGTCGGTCAGAAGAAGGAGATACATTATGGCTAGTTTCAACCTTGCAGATTATCAAACAGTCCAGGAGCGAATAGATTTATTTAGGACCTCATTTAGTCAAGGTCGCATCGTAAATAAAATAGTCCACATTGACGATCACAGCATTATCGTCGAGTGCTCAATTTACCTGAACGCGACTGACGAATTACCTACTTGTGTCGACCTGGCACATGAAGTCAAAGACGCTTCACCGGTAAATAAAACGTCTTGGGTCGAAAACTGTGCAACATCATCGACAGGCCGAGCCATTTCTCTGCTGGGCGGACCATTCTCCCCAAAAGGTAAACGACCTTCGCGCGAAGAGATGTCGAAGGTCGAGCGCGGCAACAAAGCCACGCAAATCACAACAAAGGACATACAAAACGCTACAACGCTCAGCGACCTAAACAATTTATGGTCTAGAGCTGTCGATTCCGGTGACTCAGTAAAGCTCATAAGCGAGTTTACGGCCCGCAAAAAGGCTCTAGGTGGATAAACATTACGATCTAAGAGTCGAAGGACATCCAATAGCAAAAGAACGGCCACGATTAGCGCGAAACGGTGCAACATTTACACCGCAGCGCACGGTCGAATTCGAGAAGCTTGTAGGTAATGCCTGGTTTGAAAAGTACGGCGAAACGAAACTACAAGGCATGGTCCAGGTGTGGGTCTACTTCGGAACCAAAACCCATATGAAGCAAGACGTCGATAACCTGGCTAAATCCGTACTCGACGGACTCGAGCGCGCTAACGCCTTCGAGCATGGAGACCAACAGGTCTACAAACTCACGGCCAGCAAATACCCATCAGATCAACAGCACACAATAATCTGTGTTCGCGCTCTGGTGGACTATGCTCTACCTGACTAGCCATCTCCCTACACTCTTCCCGCCGGACATGGCTAGATGTCCGGCGGGATTCCATTTAGGAGCATCATGGACAAACAACATCAACACCACTGGCTCAAAATCGGCGATAACGGAACAACAGAATGTGTTATATGTGGTGAGCGAGTATGAGCAACGGTAAGCCTTGCAAGGCACACAATATGCCGAGAGATATCTGCGCTAGATGTGTAGGAGCAGCCGAGGAACGCGAACGCATAATTGCAATAATCAAATTATTTCGTGACGATTTCTATGACGCGGGATTGCCGTCAGGTCATATGACAGTAATAATCGACAGCATAAGGAACCCAGAATGAGTTTCAAACTTGTCAAACAAATCATCCACAGCGATCGAGTAGAAGGCATACACAAACTCATTCTGATAATTCTTGCCGACTATGTGAACGATGCCAAAAGTAACGCAGCCTGGCCGTCCGTCACGACTGTCGCAATTCAGGCCGGCACATCCATCCGGCACACACGTCGCATCATCCGTGAGCTCGAGACCGAAGGAGTCCTGGTCACGACCCGCCAGGCAGGATTACGCGGGACCAACAAATACGTTATCGACCTCACTCTGGGCGTCGATACGCTGTCGAAATTTCAGCCAGGGGCGGACACCCATGTCCGAGGGGGGGCGGACACCAGTGTCCGCTCAGGGGCGGACATTTACGACATAAAGGGCGGACATATGAGACACCCAGGGGCGGACACCCATGTCCCCCGAATAGATAATAAACAAATAAGAACAAATACGCTCGACGGTGCGCCGGCCCCAGGCCAGGGCGCATCCGTCTCGCAACAAATAACCAATCGCAGTGCTAATGACGCGATCGGCCCAGCTGACGCGGCCGACACGCCACAATGCCAAGAACACAGCGAATATGACACTCACTGCGCAAACTGCTACGCTTACCAGGTACAAGAATGGAGAAGGGAACCAATCACATGACAGCAGACAGCCGGCTAAGGGTAAGCCGAAACGAATGGCCCACACACAAATTCAAAGCGGCCATCCGAAAAGCAATCAAAGCCCGAATCAAAAAAAACAACAAGAAAGGAACCACATCATGGCACTTGTTAAAGTCGAAGGACGAGTATCCAAACTACTAGGCACAAAAGGATTCGTACTAGCAGAACGAATCGTCACATCCACAGACCAATCCTGGGAAACACCCTGGACCATCTGGGGAGACCAACCAGCCGAAAATTCCATCGTCGAGGTCACCGGTGAGCTCCGCGTGGAAGTTGCCAGGCACTACGAAACCAAAGAGATCCTAATGTCTTTGAACAACGCACCATATGTGGCCCGAGCCATTGGAGACGCTGCAATCAAAATCATCAAAGAAGGCAAACCAGTCGAAGCAACCCAGTGGGAAGCACCGAGCAACGGAGTACCCTTCTAATGGCTAAATCGTACAAAATGCGAATGTACCAGCGACGCCTATGGCAACAACGCGGCATCATTGCACTAACCGGCGTCGGCATCTGGTTAGCCTTCGCACTAGCAATCATCCTCACTGTCGGATTCACACAATGACACTCGAAGACCTATTCAACGACGTGCCACCCATTACCGGCAAACAATGTCGACTAAACATCTGGGTCGACACACTCAACGAAGACGATCGCGCTGCCTTCTGGAAAGCGATGGACAACGAACAAATCCCTACCCGACACATCTGGCGCACCATACGATCCATCGGATGCCCCAACCAAGAATCATCCGTCCGATCACATAGACGCGGCGAATGTATCACTTGCGAAAAAAGGAGTAAAAATGGCTAGTATGTACGATTTGGAAAAACAACTCGAACTAATAAATCTGCAAGTTGATTCAATTCGGATGCAGACAAAAATTCTCTGCGAGATGCTCGGAATTGACCCGACTCCCATCCCAGAAGAACTACCAAGATACACACCACAAGAACCCACAATCGACGAGCTCACCGACCCCGATGCTTGAAGACCTACTGAACACACCACTGGCCCCGAGAGCTCACGACACTCGGGGACCGGTGGTGTTTAGTCAAGAGTGGGACGCAACCGGAGACGAATCAGTCGTCACAGCTGTAACCGATACCGAAGTATCCCAAACACAACTCCACGACTTCATCACCGGACGCGGCGGAATCATCCCCGACGGATATGTAGCCACAATGCTCACAGCCAAATTCAACCCCAACGCCTGGACACGCGACATAGCCAAAGATGAAGACGGTAAAAAGACGCCGGCCATAACTCGAGGAGCCTGGTCCTACACGTTCAAAATCTCAAAGCTTGTCGACCGGCAAAGCAAAATAAACGACCTAATCAAACTGATAAATAAAAAGCCAGGCAAACCACAACAACAGAAGACTGACGATCTCTTCGTATTTGCGATGGGAGACAGTCAGCTCGGGAAGGTAGATGCTAATGGATCAGAAGGAATTGTTACCAGGTGGACGCAGAGCCTGGCAGCAGCCCGATCCGCTTGGATGGCCGAAGGACGGCCAACTGTTCTCATCGCAGGACTCGGTGACCACATTGAAGGAAACCAGTCCCAGAACGGACGTAACTTCTTCCGCTCTGATCTCACTATCTCAGAACAGTTACGAGTGTTTCGGCGGATGCTCCTATGGACCATTGACACATTCATTGAAGCACCTCGCATCATCGTGGGTATTGTCAATGGCAACCATGATGACATACAACGTTTCCAAGCTACTGACGCATCTGACGGTCATGCTACTGAATCAGCAATCGCAGTAGGCGAGGCGATGGCACTCAATCCGGCACGATACGGACACGTTACGCTCTACGTCCCAGGCAAAGACGAGGACCACCTGGTTCTCGAAGTGAACGGCACTAACTTCGTACTGATCCACGGACACCAGTGGTCTCGAGGTAAAGCGATGGAGTGGTGGGAAAAACAGACATTCAATAACCATCCAGCTGGTGCGGGCCACATTCTTATCCACGGACATGAGCATGAGTTTCAAATCAGCAGCCGCCGCGATCGACTTATCATTACCACACCAGCACTCGAAGAAGAGTCAACCTGGTTCAAACAGAAGTATGGTGCAGTCGGACGTCGAGGTGTACTTACGTTCATTACTAAACCTGAAGGACAATTCGAGAAGATGGCAATCGTCTAATGGCAAGCAAGCGCGACGATCTACAAACCGAATCATGGCGGAAGAAGATACGACCATACATTCTCGAGCGCGACGGCCACACCTGCCAAGCGTGCAGCAATCCAGTAGACGGAGCGGATGCCACCATAGATCACATCATCCCCAAAGCGATAACCGGTGTGGCAAACAATACGGCCAGTAATCTCCAGACCCTATGCCGGTCATGTAACTCGAAGAAGGGAATCAAGTCCAACTTCCGTCGTGCCTTCGTCAAACCAGGGTGGGGTATCACCCTATGAGGCAGCGCAAAAAGGCATGGGTATCCGTCGGGAAGAATAAAAGCCAAATTGTTTTTTCTGTGAGTTGTCCACAAT